ATATTCATGGCTTCTAAGAATAGAGAACTAGCTGAAATGGGACAGTTAATGTATCACGAGGCACGGTATGGGACACAAGGAACTACGTCTCAAGTAGGTAGATTCTCGGAAAATGTTTCTAGACTACAGAAATATTATGATAATTTAGTGATGGATGGAACAAAAGTAACACAAGAGATGTTGGATGAACATAAAGGTAAAATTTCAGATTGGTTCATTGATAAAGAAGAAGCTTTAAAATTAGGAATTGTAACAGAATAACAAATTTAGTAGTTTGCTAGGGAGCTTTATTTAGATAGAGCTTCCTGTGGAGATTATTAAATCTCAAACGACTATCATTTTTGATAAGTTGTGACTCACAAAAGACAGAGGGAAGTCATGAGCCCTTTGAGTGCACACCTCTGCGTGCCTTCTTTTGTGTTTTAGTGTATATGCAGAGGAAAATAAAATAGCAGAGGAAATGATAGAGATATGTTAATAAGTAAAACAGTACAAGTTAGGTGGATAGGAAACACTGCACCACATTATTTAGAAAAAGGGTATGAATTTACCAAGTGGGGAGAGTTTTTTGAGTGTGTAGTGGAGGATTTAATGCCTACATCCACTATAAAAGTAGAAGTTAAATGCGATTATTGTGAGGACGGTATTTCTCATAAACCATACAGAGATTACCTTAAAACTAGAAAAGAAATTGCGAAGGACTGTTGTAAAAATCGTTCATGTATGGTACTGAAGACGAAGGAAGTATCTTTGTTGAGGTATGGAGTAGAAAGTCCTAGTCAATTAGAAGAAAAGAAGCAGAATGCTAGAGAGAAGTTTCAAACACCGAAAGAAAGTGTTCTTAAAATTTCTTTGGAAAAAGGTATCAAAATACTGAATATAGAAGATTATCAAAACGACAGAACCAGATTAAAAGTTATATGTATGCATCACGAAGAATATGGTGAATACGAAACAAATTTTTCTAATATAAAGACTAGTGTTCACTGTTGCAGAAACAAGAAGCTTGTCTCTAGTAGAAGGATAGATGGAAAAGTCGTGTTAGAAGAGTTTGAGAATGCGGGATTGATACCGCTATTCTCTGAGGATGATTATAAAGGAAACAATCATTCACTTCCTTATATTTGCAAAAAACACGAAGAAGAGGGAGTACAATATAAAAGTAGAAGAAGCTTACAACAATCTGCTAAGTGTAGAATATGTATAAACGAGAGACGGTCTAAGTCGCATAGAACTCCTTATGAAGATATAGAAACTCTGATGATATCTAAAGGAATGATTCCAATTGATTTGTACTCATATGTAAATAAAGACACCAAGCTAGAGTATAAATGTGTCAAACATCCAAACTTCATCCAAGAAACTTATATAGGCACGCTAGATAGAGTTAAAGTACCTTGCAAATATTGCAGAGAGGAAAACTCTATAGCTCCACTTAGTAAAAAGATGAGAACTACATCTTCCACTTGGAGGAAAGAAGTCGAAAAAGAATGTGATTTTAAATGTGTTTTTACTGGAAGTAATGTATATGATGTTCACCATTTATACAGCTATAGTTCTATGATTAGAGATTCTTTAGAATATCACGGCATAAGGAAAAAGAATTCTTATACTGCTAATGAGGAAGTTTTAGTTAGAGAATATATGTTGAAAGCTCACAGCAATGTGAAGGGGGTTTGCATTCATCCAGAGTTGCATACACTGTTCCATACGATTTACGGTAAAGGACAAGAAGACTTTTCTATGGCATTCAGTGAGTTTTCGGAAGAATTGAAAAAGGGAAAATATAATTCTTATTTAAAAGATAAAAACTTAAAACTTTCCTTATAAGAATGAAAGGAGATTAGATTTATGTGAGCAAAGAAAGAGTAAATAAAGAGTGTTCAAAATGCTTAAAAGAAAAAAATGTGGAGCGAGATTTTTATCTCGCTTCTAGTGATTTAATAAGCTCTGACCACAGAATGACTATTTGCAAAGATTGTCTGTTTGGTATGGTAAATATGAAAGACCCAGAATCCTTAGCAAATGCCATGAGAGCTGTAGACAGACCTTTTATGAAGGGTGATTATGACGACGCTATTACAAAGGATAATCCGTTTGGATATTATATGCGAATGTTGGGAACACGTCAAAATAGATATAGAACCTATTTAGATTCAGACTTTCAAGGAGCTTTACCGGAGCTTGAGGCTGAAGAATACAAAGACAACAAAGAAAAAGTTTATAGTGCAGAAGAAATGGTTCGTTTCAAAGTAACACCTGACCTTATATTAAAATGGGGAGATGGTTTGAATGAGTCAGATATCTATCAGTTAGAGTCATTCTATAATTCTATGATGGAATCCAACTCTATCGAGACTCCGCAACACATCGAATCATTAAAATTATTATGCAAAGTAAACTTGGCACAGAACAAAGCTCTAAACGAAGGTAGTATTACAGAGTTTAAAAATCTAAATATGCAATACAACGTGGTATTGAAGGATTCTGGTCTGCGTCCTATTGATAGACAATCTGGTGGAGAGTCATCTGGAATACGCTCATTCTCTCAAATATGGGAAGAAATTGAAAAAGATGGGTTTATTCCCAAACACAATGTAGAGGTTTCACAAGATATTGTAGACAAGACTATCATGTATACAGAAAACTATACGAGGCGATTACTAAATTCAGAAGTTCTTTCAGAGCCACCAGAGGATACACCGAAGGTAGATGAACAATATGAGTTATAACAACTATCAGCGTCCAGAGAAAAAATCTACAATGACTTTTGTAGACATTGATAGAGATGCAAGTAAGAAAGTAGCCAATATAAAGTCATTTGAAGCAATGAAAGAAGATTGGATTAAATTTTGTTCTTATTACAGAGAGTATCCAGACTATTTCATTGATTTAATAAGTCCACCTAATCCTAAAATTAGACTTTATTTTTATCAAAGAATGATGCTTAGAATAATATTTAGGTATCAGAATACATACTTTACTATGACTCGTGGTACTGCGAAGAGTTACACGCAAATATTAGCAATGTACCTACGTTGCATTTTCTATCCGAACATAAAACTTTTCTTAGCTGCACCAACACAGCTTCAATCAGCATCAATCACTAAAAATAACGTAGAGGCAATATGGAATCACTTCCCACTTCTGAAAAATGAGGTAAAAAAAATAGAGTTTCAGAAAGATTACACAAGACTCATTTTTAAAAATGATTCTCAATTGGAAGTGATGGCTGTTGCTCAGTCTACACGTGGTTCTCGTGCACATGGAGGGTCAATTGAGGAAATTGTAGATGCTCATATGAAGCCAGATATGCTAAACGAGGTAGAATTACTGCCTTCTCATTAAGAAATTATTGAGTAATTAAATCGGGGAAAATCGGTGAAGCCTAAGTTGTAAAATAAGGTAATACCGAGGTAAGTCTTATCAAGACCGTCCGTAGAGCATAGGAGTTGAGCGTTATGAAAGCAAAAATACTCCCACGAGTCTCCGACATCTAAGTTACTATATGTAATAAGATGAAAATATATGCCGAACCCACAGGAAACTGTGAGAAACAAAAGATAAAAAACTTTTGTGAGTATCGTGAGTAATTCCAACAATGGCAAACGACCGTTTAGTAGGCTCTTTTGGAGTAGACCCAAATGAAATTAAAAAGACAGTGGGAATAGTCACAACTTGTGGAAACAGACAGTCGTTTGCTTATGAAAAACTAATGGAAGTGGCTGGAGAGATGGCTAGAGGAGAGAACTCATTTATATTTGGGTGCGGATACGAACTTCCAGTCATGCACAATCAATTAGATTTAGACTTTATCAATAGTTTGAGGAGAAAAGACACATTTAATCCATTGAGTTTTGCTAGGGAGTACCAGAGTGTGTGGACGGGAAGTTCTGATAATTCACTAGTTTCTCACGAGGATATAGAAAAAAGCAGAATATTAACGAGACCAGAAGACAGGAACATGGACAAAGGGGCGATGTATGTTTTATCATATGATGTCGCAAGGTCTCCGGGAATGGCTAATGCTAATTCAGCCCTAGTAGTGTTAAAATGTAAGCTTATGGCAGACGGTAGCTATTCTAAACATGTAGTCAATATTTACAGTTTCGAGGGAACCCACTTTTTGGAGCAAGCTAGATTCCTTAAACAGAAAGTCAACGATTTTAAAGCGGAGATGCTTATTGTTGACTCGAACGGATTAGGAGTTGGTCTTATTGACCAGTTAGTTTTAGAGATAGATGACAATCCTCCTTATGCTGTCGTTAATAATGATAACTATAATCAGTTTAGAACTCTGGATTCGATTCCTATACTATATGCTTTAAACTCAGGTAGCAAAGAAAACCGTGCAAGTGATATTCATAACTTGTTTGTCAATAGCATTTCTAATAACAAAGTAAAATTTCTAGAAACAGAATCACAAGCTAAAGCTAAACAGACAGAAAGCGTAAGAGACGAAGAAAAATTAGCAGAAATGCTAGTCCCTAATATTATGACAGATTTACTTGTTGACGAAATCATGAACTTAGAGCATAACGGTTCTGGTGCTGAAACCAAAGTTAAACAAATTAGCAGAAACATTCCAAAGGATAAGTTCTCAGCTCTTGAGTACGGGTTATGGTGGATTCATTTAAGAGAAAAAGAAAATAGAACTCGAAGAAGTGAAAAAACCGATGTAAAAAAACTATTTCGTTTCAGACAAGGAAAATTAATGTAATATTCCATCTAGTGTAAAAAGGAGGTGAATGTTTTGATAGAAGAAAGTAAACAAACTGAGTTATCTCAAGAAGAGAGATTAAAACTTCAAAAAGAGAGTCTTCAAAGAATTATGAATTTCTCTAAAACTACATTATCCAAAGAGATGGCAAGCTATACTCGTGTTAGTTCAGTTTTATCTAATTTTACAGTTGAACAGATAACACGTTTTTTAAACAATCCAGAGGCTCATTCTAGAGAGTTGAGAGAACTTTCTAATTATCTATACTCTTCTAATGGTACATATAAAGGAATTATTCAATTTTTCGCTAATATGCCAAAGTTTGCATATACAGTTGTCCCATATCAAACACCTAGCAATATTAATCCAGAGAAATACAAAGAA